GTATCTGCTGAATCTGTCACCGAGACAAGCCGCAAAGTATTAAAAGAATTCGGGCAGTTTCAGGCTACCGGTGCAGGCGGTTTCCGTGATGTTCTTGATACTTTAAAAGGAAAGTCTGATTTAACTGCAGAATCATTACGCGGATTAAGTGGCACTGATGTATTGCAGAAACTCAAAAACGAACTTGATGCCGCGAACGTACCTTTAGAGCAACAGCAATTTTTGCTTGATGGCGTTGCGCGTGGTGCAGGCGCATTAATCCCTATCCTGGAGGATGGCGGCAAAGAGATTGCAGGACTTACCGAAAAATACCGCCTTTACAATGACCAACTTGCATTAACTGCCGACCAGTCGCAGGCTTTCGGTGCTATTGCTGATGACATTGATCTTTTATCGACAACAATCAGCAATGCCGGAAAGTATCTTGCTGCAGAATTCGCACCTGAACTGCAAAGCGCGATTAATTGGGCTCTTGAGAATGTGCCAAAAGCCACTCAGGCAATGGAATCATTCTTTGGACAATTCCGCGATGTTGAGGATATTGGAAATACAAACACTCTTTTAGAAAAGCAGGCCGATAACCTCAAAACAATTGAGGCCATGCAGGCAAAGATAAGGGCCGGTACTGCAGGAACTAGGGTATATGAAACTCTCGAAGCTGCTCTTTTAGAAAACAGCGCAATCGAATACAAGATTGAGCTTTTAAAGGAAAAGGCAAAGATAGAAGCCGCGCCGGTTAATCGTTCAACAGGTTCATTTGTTGATATTGACGCACGCAGGAAGTCAGAGGAAACCGCATCAAAGGCAGCGCAGAAAGCCGCTGAAGATGCAGAAAAGCTACGTCAAGACATGGCTGAAATTGCAGCCGATGAAGTCTATCTTATTAATGAGCTAGACGTAGAGCGGCAGAAATCACGCGATAAGGAAAAGGAAATCTATGCAAGCCGTGTTGAATCTGCTTATGACTTTCTCGACCAGATTGCACAATTAGGCGTTGACCAATTAACGCTTATCGACATTCAAGAGCGGCAAAGACTTGATAAGCTGCTCGAATACTCGAATGAAGGTTTAATCCAATTTGCTGATTTTGAGGAAGCAAAAACACGCATTCACCAACAAGCATCCGATGAAAGAGAAGCATACGAACTGGCAAAACAGCGCGCAATATTCACTGGTGCTGAACAGTTCTTTGGTGCAATGGTTGATCTAACAGCTCAGTTTGGTAGCGATCAAAGCAACCTGTATAAGGCTATGTTTGCATTCCAAAAGGCTGCAGCTATTGCATCGTCAATCATAGCCATTCAGGAAGGCATTGCAAAAGCATCTAGCCTGCAATTCCCTGCTAACCTTGCAGCTATGGCAACCGTTGCAAGCAATACGGCCGGAATCGTTTCTGCTATCTCAGGCGTTGGATTACCTGCAAGGCAGCAAGGCGGCCAAATGCGCGCAGGCCAGAGCTATCTTGTAGGTGAGAAAGGCCCTGAAATGATTCAAATGGGAATGAGTGGGCGCATTGCCAACAATGGCGAGACTTCTGGAATGTCAGCGCCTACAAATGTTGACGTAACTGTGATTAATCAGGCATCCGGTGTTAAAGTAGACACTCAAAAGCAAGATGATGGCCGTATAGTTATGATTGTTCGCCATGTGATGGAAGCTGAATTGATGAACCCAAACAGCAAAGCGAATAAAGCACTTAACAAGACGCGTAACGCCTCGAGGAAATTCTCGTGACAGTTTATTTTCCTGCAACAATTAAGCCAGTGACAAGTCAAGGTTATGGTTTTGGCACGCCTGATAATGTGCTATCTGTTGAAACTATGGGCGGTAATCCGATACAGGTTTTAGATTATCGTATAGGGCCGGTTGTTGTGAGCTGTACGATTGTTGGCAATAGACAGGTTCGCTCTGTAATGTCTGACTTCTACTATGGAAAGATACAATCCGGTGCAGGGAAGTTTTATATGAACCTCGATACAGGTTTAGGTATTGAGGAACATATCTGCAGCATAGTTCCAGGATCAATGAAATTCGATGGTGGCCGTGATCCTCTGTGGGTTATATCATTTGACGTAAGAGCAGAAACAACACCGGCACAAAGCGCGCCATTTGGTGGCAATCTTTCTGACCTTTATGCGGTTTATGGTGATGATACGAATGCGCTTTTAGAAGCTCTTAACCAATTAGTTAACATTGATTTTCCGGTGTATTTATAATGGCTGTCGGTGATAAATTAAAAGAACTGTTGGTATCTTATCCGCGGGGTGAATACACAATAGACACGCTAGAAATTAGCCATTCATTGCTGAGCAAATCCTATTACCTGACAAGAGAGCCTGAAGGAATAACCGCTACTCTTGAGGATAATGTCACAGTGATTGCTTTTGAAGGTTCGCAAATTGAATTGCAAATGAACTCGACAAAGGATGATCTAGATCAAAACTTTCAGTTTACGTTTCCAGATTTAGAAAACATCCTTGACGATGAAATGGAGCGCATACCGTTAAACAATACCGAACCAATCATGGTAACGTATCGCTGCTATGTATCAACAGACTTAACAGCGCCAGAGATTGTTTATGAGCTTGAGGTTCTTGATGTATCACAAGCTAAAGGTGCTTTCACTCTTACCTGTGGAGTGTCTCAGTTAAATTGGCGTCAAACTGGCATCACTTACAATTACGATGATTTCCCTATGTTGAGGGCGCTATGAATTTTGCCGTTCGCTATCTTGGCACTCAATACTGCCCGCATAACATTCGTGGCCTTAATTGTTGGGGGCTTGTGGCTGCGTTCTACAGCGAAAAAGGAAAGGCAGTACCAAACTACACAATTGAGAAGATTAACGCCAGAGACATAGCCAGCGCGTTCACAGCTGCATTTATTGCAGGCGACCACGGATTTACTAAAACAGATTCACCAAAAGACGGTGATGTTATACTGTTTAAAAGTTTCAGGCGCAGCCATTGCGGTTTATTGATAGCCGGTAAAGTATTGCACAGCACACCCGGTAGGGGCGTAATCTATCAAGCCATTTCAGACGTTAAAGGCTTCGATATTATTGAGTATTGGGCGAATGATAAGAATTAATTACGTTAACCTGCCGTCTAAAGATGTAATCTTAATTGATTACGATGGAACAATAGGCGAATTCATTGCAGATACTTTTCACCCGGGCGATGGGTTTTCTATCTATTACGATACGCCATGTATCGAAAATGACATTACGTTAAAAGTATTAGAAGGAATTGATATACCATGCCATGAATACACTGTAGCAGATACTCCAAGCGCAGGCTTAACGGTAGCGGGATGGATTGCCGTTATATCGCTTGTTATCAGCGTTGCAGCGATTGCTTTAGCGCCTAAGCCAAAGATACCGGCCACGATAAACCGCAGTCAGGAAAGCCCAAATAACGCATTAGGTGCGCGATCAAATCAGCCTCGCCCATTGCAGCGCGTCCCTGATATTAAAGGCACTGTAAAGTCTATTCCTGATGTAATAATGCCGCCCTACTATAAGTATATTGATCTTCGCACAAGGGTAGAGCATGGATATTATTGCGTTGGCCGCAAGCAATTACAGATTGAAGATATTAAAGACGGTGATACGCCTATCAGCTTGATAGAAGGCGCTTCTGCGCAGGTTTACTATCCAAACAAAAGCCCGAATAATGCGCTGCCTGATGTTCAGATTGGCGACTTTATCGACCTGCCTGTGTATGTTCCTTATCGCTCGAATGAGGTTGATGGCATTGCATTGCCTGCTATAAATGATATTGGCTCTACGCCTATGAGTGGAAACCTGTATTATTTCCCTGGTGTTGTTCCTACCTACGGAAGCAAGATATGGACGTTTAGAAATGCCGGAGCAAGTGGCAGTGAATTGACAATGGCAATTTCAGAATATGGATTTGAGCTATCGCCAGATTATTACATTGGGAATACAATAATTCTTGAAAGCTTTTTAGTTGATTTTACTGAAGGAACGCAAGATTTATCCGGTGAATATACAATAGTAGATGTTAGTAGGACTGATGTTGCTCCTGGAATATTAAACCAAAGAATAGTTATAGATTTTCCATATCCATCCGCATCAACTCCTGCAGCAATACAGCTATCTGCACAAATAACAACTAAATTCTACACTCCATATAACCAGTGGTATTACATGACCCGCGCTGAAGTTGAGCAAGGGTTTGTGAATGTTACTGCTCCAAATGGTATTTATAGAGATACTGGTTCAAGTTATCCACTTGCTTTAACTACTGAATTCGAGGTTGAAGTAGAGCCCGTAGACGCAGACGGAACGCCTAGCGGGTCATCTACAATCTACACTGGTAGCATATCCGGTAACAGCACAATAAAGCGCGGAGTATCGGTAGACTTTACCCTTCCTTATGCAACCAGATACCGGTGCAGGGTACGCAGGACTACAGCAAGAAATACTGGCAGCGGCACTGTCATGGATGAAATCAAGTGGGAAGATTTATACGCGTTGGATAATGTTGATTTAACAGATTTTGGCAATGTTACAACAATACAGACGCGTACAATAGCAACACCATTTGCCACGGCTGTTAAAGACAGGCAGTTAAACTGTATAGCCGCTGAGATGCTTTATGCGTATCAAGGCGCAGGTGTATTTTCAGGCACGTTGACGGCAAACAATACTGCAGTTCAATCGTATATTTCTGATTTCATCGATCCGCAATTAGGCAATAGGCCTATTTCTGAACTCGATGCTGATGGGCTTTTAACGCTAAATACGTCTATAAATAACTACTTTGGAAGCACTGCGCACGGTGAATTCAATTTCACTTTAGACAGCACAGACATAACGTTTCAAGAATATACATTCATGCTTTTCAATGCTATAAACTGCGTTGCTTATCGTGATGGAAGTACAGTTAAGGCGCACTTTGAAAAGCCGGTCACTATTCCTGCTCGGTTATTCACTCACCGTTCTAAAATTCCGAATACTGAAACGTACAGCCGGAATCTGAACTATAGCCAATTGCCTGATGGTGTAGAGTTTAAATGGATCGATCCAGTAACAAACACGCAAGAGGTTATCTATCTTCCTGCTGACCGTACTGCTGTAGCGCCTAAAAAGTTCGAGATGGCCGGATTTAGAAACTACGATCAAGCCTATAAACGCGCCTATCGTGAATACAACAAGATACTTAACGAAAAGATTGTATTGGATGTAGAAATAACGGCAGACGGGCGCGATATTAAACCTGGCGATGTTGTAAGCGTGGTTAAGGGCACAAGAACCAACACGGCAGACGGTGAAGTGCTAGCCGTATCTGTTGACGGTTACACTCTTACATTAAGCCAAGACGTGAATTTTGTACCGCTAGATACTCATTCGATTATTCTCAAAAAAGACAATGGCGATATTGAGGCGATAACTTGCACGGCAGGAACTGAATCAAATCGGGTGGTTTTGTCCTCTCTTCCTACTGAAGCTATCCGTACCGGTATTGATTACCAACGGCGCACTGAATTCAGTTTTGGTAATGATGCAAAGCATACTGCGCAAATGTACATAGCACGATCAATAGACATAAGCAACAAGCATACTGTACAATTGAAGTGCGTGAATTATACTGATAACTATTACGCAAATGATTCGGAATCTCTAAACGGTTTCGATAGCGGATTTGATGAGGGTTTTAGCTGATGGCCGGTGAAGTAACAATTTTACAATTGCAGAATGCTGCGCTAGATGCCGAAACACTTGCTGAAGTTTGCATGGTTGGTTACACGGCCGACACAACCACAAACCGCGATGGCGATGTCATAAACACGCTGCAAGGGCAATTAAAATTGCTCGGTTATATTCCACCTATTGCCTATGCTGACTCCATTGCATTTCTAGGCACTGAAAACACAAAGACAATCGAAAGGTCGGGCATTGTTTATGCGCCACTGCCTTCTGCGCTGCCGTTTACAACCTCAGGCACTTGGTCTGCTGATGACGAAGATAAATTCTTCACTGTTCAGGTAGGATCGACTGCCACTGTGTCTGGTGCCAATGTTACCGTATCAGTAACAGGACTTGCCGCTACCAATGCAACAGCGGCTTTGCAAGAGCTTGAAAACGAGATTGACGCAGTACAGAATGACGTTGGTAACTTGGTTACTCTAACCGGTGTTGCCGTTGATGATACAACAATGGGCACTTTTACTGGCTCAATTATTCCAGATTCTTCAGACATAAAGGAATGTTTGCAGGCATTGGAGACGAAGGCGGAGCTTTCAGAATCGGGAACATGGACGCCTACACTCACAGGTTTGAGTAATATATATTCGTTAGCCTTAACAAAAGATCCATTTTATACAAAAATAGGTGGTTATGTAACAGTTAGCGGCGCCGTTGAGGTTGACACAACGACGGCGGCGGCCTTTTCTTTTAGAATGACATTGCCAATAGCAAGCAATTTTGATTCGGCGCAGTATGATGCTATTGGGTTTATTGCAAATGCGTCTGGAATTTATGGCAGCGCGGCGTGTGACATAGCAAACAACGAGATAACATTTGGCGGCACAAGTAGCGTTACTTTTGGCCATACATGGAAATTTTCTGTTACTTACAGAATAATTTGAGGCTTACAATAATGGCTAACAAACAAGATTTTATCATAGACAAAGGCGCTGATTTTATCCGCACAATTTATATGCGCGATGAAAACGATGCGGCTATTGATTTGACCGGCGTTGCACAAGTATACAACAAAACAGCGAACACCTTCAGCGTGCAAACTCAAAGAACAGACTAAATTTACAATTCTGATATTAATTTCGATTTCATTTTAAGACGTAAATAATAGAAGGTATATAAAATGCGCAAATTCTACGAAGCAAAAACCGGCAAGCTGCAGGCAGATAGTGCAGTATCAAATACTTTTACAATCCCAACTTTTACCGTTGAAAAAGAAACCCCATCGCGGTGGGAATTGAAGCTGTCAAAAGGGGCTGCCACGACTGGCACTGTAGCAATTACCGTATTAACTACCGGCACAACCTACGAGCCATTAGTAGATAGCTTTGGTGCTGCAATAACTTTTGCTGTATCAAGTAATGCCTCAACCTATCGCTTTGAATGCGATGGATTGCGCGCTGTATTGCTTACGCCAACTTCAATAGATGCAGGATATAACGCATATCTTGAGGGTTATTAAATGAAGCTTGCAAACAAGTCTCTAAAATCGTGGTCTTTCTGGTCTGCAATCCTGTTTTCAATGGCTGCTGTTGTTGAGCAAATACTACCGAGCTTGGTAACTCTTCCGCAAGGTTGGCAGATTGCAGCCCTGTTATTTGTCGCCATTGTTCGCGTATTGCCGCAGAAGGCCATGAAAGATGCAGCCTGATTACCTTATCCACGCACGCAAAGACATTGGCCTAAGAGAGATCAAAGGCCCGTCACATGCTGCGCGGATAATTCAGGCATGGAAAGTAATCGGGCATTCATGGCTGAAA